TTCAAATTCCAATGTCTTACCTCCTAGAGTTACGCCGGTAAAAGTGCGTTTTGCTTCCGGCAATTTCATTCGATAACGAGTTTCAAACATCCGCACGGCTTCGGGCTTCATGCGCCCTTCTGCCGCCTCTCGTTCTGCTTTTAGAATCTCGGCACGTGGGGTTGCGCCGTCATACACGCTTGATACTTCCGACAGGTGAGCGTCATTGACGGCAAACGTTGCCTGTACAATGCGCATCACGTTGTCGCTGCCTTTGACTTCGTATTTCATACCAGGGACGTGTGGACAATCCCAGTCCCACATATCACGCCCGCAAATATCACACGTCATCTCGGTCGAGGTAAACCCGATAGAAACATCCTTGAGAATGCCAGATCGAATGCCATCAATCAGGTCATCGGTTTTGACCGCGTTGAGCGTCAAGCCGGGCATGGTGTAAAAGTCCACCGTTAGCCGCGTGCGGTCAGGATTCAGCGCCGTCTCTAGCTGCGCATCCAGTGACCGGCCAAACGGCAAATCACTGTGGCGATGGCCAGGGAGGAAAGCAACGCCAGCTTTGGCGTCGGCTTGAAAGTTGCCAAGCGTGCCAAGCGTCATGTGCGTATAGTACGAATCAATCAGGGTATTGCTTGCTTCCAGTCTCCAAAAGAACGGCGTGCGCTCTTCCAAAATCGAAGGATCGTAAATGTGCTTTTCCTGTGCCAATGCCAACAGTTCATTTTGGCGTTGCACGTCTGTGCGCAGGACTCGCACCGGCACGCTAAAGACTAGGTTTGTGGTGTCGATTTCGTTCATGGTGTCCCTGAAAAATGGCAATAAAAAAGGCGCAAATACTATGTATCAAACATAGCACTTACGCCTTACAATAAGTAGCTACTAACTTAAGTAGCTACTTGATCTAGTAGGTATAGATTATTAGCTTTGCTTCTCCGTGCACAGGTTCGCCACAAGTTGCGGACGGTTACTTACCCCAAGTTTGTCGTAAACTCGCCGTAAATGGAAGTTGACGGTGTGGTGACTAATGCCAAGCTGATTGCCTGCGCCGCGCATGGTCAATTCCGGTCGTTGGCGGAAGACCTCACACAGTTGTCGTTCTCGTGGTGTTAACTTTTCCATTCGTTCGTTCCAATCCATTCTAAAATCAATCGAAACATTACAGCAAGACTACTCAGGATTATGCACTTGTTCAGGCTTGACGATGCGAATAAGTGCCTGTGCGTAAAACAATTCATTGATGCCGCGCATTGTCGATACGCAGACCGACACACCGCCTTGCAACTGCCAGCCGTTCGCTAATGACTCGGCCATGTTGCGCTTCCATAAGAGATCGTCTTCGTGCCAACTGATTACTTTATATTCCACAGTTTTACCCTTTCACTATACCGGTCTCGCTTGCCGGTCGTCTTGCGTGTGCGTGATGCGTGGGTCAATGTAGCGTAGTTGGTGCGTCATGTACGTATGCGTGTAAGTGCCATCGCCATTGTCTGCCGATGGCACAAGGGAAGGAAGCAGTAGGCAACCGATATGATGCTTACCCTTCATTGCGTTGCATAGCCTCGCCACGGCGCTTGCGTCTGGCAGTGTGGCCACAATGACGGCGTGTTGACCGCTGCGCTTGAATGACTTGAAAACGTCCGACATCACGATCCCTTCCACACCGTTGACGGTGCTGTCCAACCCGTAAGCAGAGCCGAGTGAATACAGTCACAACCACCGTGACGAGGCAAAATCAACTCACTTGGCACGTCGTCAATCGGGAACGTCCGACCATGTAACGGTGCGCAAATCTCAGGACAGCCAACGCCATTCACATCGTACATCAGCCGCCTAACGCCATTCTCTTTGTACGTCCACCCTAGCCCGTTGGCGAACCCCCACGGCACTTCAAACGTGGCAATGCCGGCGCTGCGTGTTAGTGCTCTAGCCGCAATGTACGCACCAAGCGCCGCCAACACACCGTCGCTGCTTCTGCGTGCCTCTGGCAGCGCTACAGCCAAGTTGTTGACGGTCGTGTCAATTAGGCTCATCTCACTGCCGCCGGTCGTCAGCATCGTTGCACGTTCGTCAAGCGTGGCCAGGTAAGCGGTGTTGGTCAGGTTGAACTTACCGGCCAACTCTAACAACTCTAGCGCAATTGTGCCGCCATAGTTCACCGCCCGCTTGTGGAAACGTAGCAGGAGCGCAAGCAAGGCCGCAACCGCCGCAGATGTTTCCAACTGGCGCTGTAGCCAGGCTCTCAAATCCTCATCCTCTTCCGGCGCTTCACTAATTCCATTCCTAAACGGGAACCAATACAAATCGGCAAGCACCGGCACAAGGTCGTCGGTCATCTCCACAGCCAGCGGCATCTTGCTTGGCTTCGGCATAACAACGGCGCGTGATTCAATGGCGATCAGGCCGGTCAGCGTGCCATGTAGCCGGGATAGGTGAGCGTGGAGCATGGCGTCAGTTGGGTGCATTACGATTCTGTCTCACGTACGCTTGTTGGCAACAACTTATCAATTTGTATCGCTGCGGCCTTGCAAACTTTTACCGCCATATCTGCCATTTCAGTCTGATCAGCGCAATAAGGAACCATCGGCTTCTTAATTTCACCCAATAAGCGGCGAATTTCGGATAGCGAAGATTCTTTAATTTGGAGCATCGCCTCATTCATCTCAAACATTCACTTTCTACGCTTCTAGCGTTGAGTGATAACCATTGGCACTTACCAACTGCATCGCCTGCTCTACGTCCAACCGTGTGGCCCGTAACTCAGACAGTAGCACAAGCCGGTCGCTATTCTGGTTCAATGCCTCCTGCCCATCGTTATTGTCCTGTACAATTTCCGGCATTGGTTCCGGTTCCGCTTTCTCGCCGGTCGCCTTGTGGCCCGTGACTTCCTCACTGGCTTCGTCGTGGCTAATCCAGCCATTATCCTCTTTGGCTTTGGCGTTGTTGATCTTCATGGTTTCGGTTTGCGCGTCGCGCAATTGTTCCGATGCACGCAACTCAGCGAAGCGAAACTCCACGTCAACCTGAATGCCCTGTGCTTCAAGCGCCAACTTTAATAAGCGTTCCAGCACCGTCTCGGTGTAATGCTGGATTGACTTAATGCTAGCCGCTTGCATCTCCCACTTTCGATTAGCCTCTGATTCTGATGTGGTCGAGCCCAGATCCATCAGCAAGCCGTTGGTCTTCAATGCCCGCACGGCCTGCCGCTCTAGCATCGTGATCACGGCGTCGATACCGGATAAGCCACCGGAAGCCAACGCACCAACCGGCTTATTGACGGTAACGTGTTCCGTATGGACGTAGGTGTCGTCAGGTTCAAGGCTACTGAATGCGCTGGTTACACTGTCCACGACGGCTTGCACGTAGGCGTCGAAGGCGGCGCGGTCGGAACCAAAACGAGCATCACCGGCGGCAATCTTCTCTGTGTCTACCGTCAAATCAAGCCGTGGATAGCCTTGCTGCTGAATCACCCGTTTCAAATCGTGCATCATGCCGAGCATGAAAAGGCTAGTGAATAGCGATGGGTTGGCCATCGGACGGCCATAGGGTGAACCGAACATTGGGTCGATGGGTAGGTATGCAAACGTTGGCACGTCAAGCGGCTTGAAGTTGCCGCCCTGCCATTGGCCTGCCTGCCATACCTCGCCAAGCACCTCATCACGGCGCTTGCGAAAGCGAATCGACTCGGGATCAGGTGTGGCAATAGTGAGCGGCATCCTGCCCCGTTTGTCTAGCACCAGTTCAGCGCAAATTGCACCCCGCAAGAATGGCCCCATGTTGAGCCGGCCAATCAGAACGTCTGGTGTGCCGTGTTGGTCGCCAAGAACTTTCATAAAGGCATCGATGGCCTTCTTGCCGGTTTCGTCTTCCACGTCGCTGCCTGGTCGGTATGCTTTCGCTTCCCAGCCAGGATTGCACATGCGCAGAAAGTCCCACAGTGCGCGGCTAACCTCTGGCGACTGGTCGGCAAGCCGGTCCATTAGGTCAATCGGCGAATAGTCCGCAATCGAACGCATGTCAAGGTTAATCAGCGCCCAGTTGGTTTGGTAGTCGGATGGCGGCTGTACTAACCATGTGGCAAAGCTCAACGCATCGGCGCTGTCGTTCGACGCACGGCCGCCAGGTAAGGCGCGGGTGTGGTGCTGCGTTCGTGGCTGCGTTTTTGGTTTAGGATTGAACAGCGCACGGATGTATTCAAAAAACGTCATTATTTAACCCAACCTTTGGCTTTGCCTTGTACGAGTGACGCAAACAATGGAGCCGGTAATGCTGACAACACAACCGCATCAGCGCAATCCGGCGAACGCTTCAGCCGTTGTACAATCTCGTCTTTACTCTCCACTTGAATACCCCGAACGGTTAATTTCCACCGTGTAGCGCATAAATCCGCTTTCAATTCTGGATCGGGTGGCAACGCAATATCATCGCCGGTCACAGGATCTAGCGCTTCTCTGAATTTCCAGTAGGCTTCGGCGCGCTTGTTCACCATTTGAAACTTACCGCTTTTGTCTGTCGCCTTTGATGCTGATGCAAAATTGATGCCTTGAACCGGTATCTTTTGTTGAATGATAGCATCGTAAGCTGATGTGCCTACGCCGATAATATCAAGATTGATGGTTGCACCCTGTTGGTATTCCTTGATTGCAAACGCCGCCGCTGTCTGTCCATCCGGCGTCATGTGGCCGGCATATTTCACCAATGGCGCAAACCAATTACCGTAACGACTCGCAATCACCGTCTTATCTTTGCCACCTCTGGCAACATCAACACCCATCGCCGTTTGTGCCATGTTGGGCTGACTGCGTTCTTTCCATCTGGCTTGCGCCAGTTCAATCCAGAGCGTTGGAATAACTTGCCACGGGTTATCCTCTAAACTAACATGGAAATCGCCTTTTAGCATCTGCGTGCGTAGTGGCTCTGGCAATCCCTGTAACTGTGATCCGTAATCCGTTGCCATCAAATAAGGGTTATCGCTCAATCTGGCCGGCACAAACGTTCTACTTTTTGGCTTAATCTCGTCGCCTTTATACATAAAAGGCTTACTTGATTCTTGCTCTGTGTCGTCACCGTCAATGATAGCAAACCAGCGCAATTCGCCAGGTTGAGCAGGATTTGAATGCTGATTGTCTAGCCACGGTCCCCACCGCCTTATCACCCATTCGCCATCGGCATTGGTTGGCGGATTTCCCGCACCTACTACACGGATGCGTTGATTTGGCTTAGTGCTTCGATTCCACCCGATAAGAAAACGGTATTGCGATTCGGTGAAATTTGGCAGCTCATCAAAGGCTTTCAGATCATGTGCTCGGCCTTGATATTTGCTTACATCATTTTCGTATTGAACTGCACCAAACTCTAATGACTTTCCACCGTCCAAGCGCCAAATACTTGATTGGCTATTGAATTTACCGTGTTCGCCTACAATCTCAATGCTTCGATCAATGATGTCTTTAAGCTGTGGATATTCACGCCGAAAGATGATGCTCTTGGTGTGAGCCGTAAGCGCAAGCCCAAGAATTAGATCCGTCTTACCACCCCCGGCTGAACCTCCGTAAAAGAGTTCATCAGCTAAAGAATGATAGGCGATTGTCTGCGGTCCTGGTAGTGGATTCCACCTAATCTTATCATTCGGCTCCGCTATTAGCTTGTCTAGATCGCTTTTCTCTTGCTCCGTTAAGTATGGCAGCAATTCTATCAGCTCGCTCGTCGTCTGTAAGTCCAACGTCTTTGTGTTCAATCGGTCCGCCCTTCGGTCCGCTCACTTCAACAGCCGCCGGCGGATTAAACTCATCCGCACATTTCACCCTGAGCCACCATTTCGCCGTTTCAACGCTGCGGTTCTGCAATATGTCGTTGATGACCACCGATTGCGCTGCGTCGTCAATGCCGGCTTTCTCGGTCATGTACGCTTCTTTGACTGTTACCCAACGTTCGATATAGGCGTCAACTGTCTTGCGCGCAACGTTCAACCGCTTGGCAATCGTCGTCTTGATGCCTGCGCTGCCACGAATGGCGCTTATGACTTCATCTGCGGTGTGTACTGTCGTTCTGATTCCACCCACTTAAATAAACCCATCTTTGATAAACTAGCTAGTTATTATACGATTACCCTACGTTATCAAAAACCCTATTGACAAACTAGCTAGTTTCTGGTATTATTAGCACATAGGAACAAACGAAACACTAGCTAACAAAAAGGACACTAAAATGAACAGCATCAAGAACACACTTGTAAACGCCGGCTTCGTAGTAGTAAACGCTCAAGGCGGCTTGATTGTCAGCCTGAATCGCCAAATCAGCATCATGGAAGTCGAAGTCGCTTTGAACTTCAGCAATAAAGTTTTTTACGGCCGCACTGATGATAACAAGGTCTTCCTGCTAGTAAAATGAAAAATCAACTCCCTAGAGAATCCATTGAATTAACCGCCGCCGAATGGTTGGCACTTGAACAACTAGCCGCCGATACAAAATCACTAGCGGCTAGAGGACCGAAAGCTAAACAACCAAGCTGGCGCATCCTCATCAAACGAATCGCAAACGGCGAAATCAAACTAGTAACAGACCAGGCGCAATAGCCTGGTTTTTTTATTACTTTCCCCTTACTACTACTTGTTGAACCACTGTGCAAAATGTAACCTTTGTTCTTCGTTAGTCGAGCAAGATTGGTTCGATGCCGGTGGCATCTTGGAAGCGTTGCAAGGTTATTGCCACGTAGCCAGGGTCAAGTTCAATCGCTCGGCATTGGCGTGATAGTTGCTCACAGGCGATGATTTCCGGTCCTGTGCCGCTAAATGGAGCATACACAATCGCATCGGGTGGCGTGCTACTCTTGATGGCACGCGCTACCATTTCAAGCGGCTTAGGTGTTGCGTGTTCGTGCCGGTCTTCGCCTTGCACTCTGCCAAATTGCCACACGTCCGTCATGTTGTCGTGCGTATTATCGAAATAAGCGCGGGTGGCGTAAAAGTCTCGCTTTAATTCGTCATGCTCTCGCTTTAATTCGCCATGCTCTCGCTTGAAGGCGTCATGCTCTCGCGCCGCCTGTTGCAACTTCTTGTAATGTTCGGCCGGTATAAATGTCCACTGAGACTTGGTGAACCAATGCGAGTACATGCCGACGCCGCAAATGCGTTCGATGTCCTTTGGTCCCCAACCCATTTTTTTACAGTCGGCTTCAAGTGCCGCTCTGACAGGTTCCCAACCATCCCAATAATTATCAGCGTTATTGTTAAAACCCTGCTCACCAAGCATGAAAAAAAGGCAATCCTCCCGATAAACCACATAGCTGCGCATCATTTCAATCATTGTTGGCTTAACGTTACCAACGTATTTATCCCATGTGATTTGATTTCTAAACGTTAGCCGTTCGCTATCCTTCAATCCACCAACGTACCACAAGCGCCACAAGTCCTCGGCGTTACCCCAAATATAAGCGCTTGCGTTGTCTTCAAGGTGTGGTCGTGCTGTCTTCCACCATAGCATTTGAAACAC